GTTTGTTGCTTAAGATAAAGGCATCAACGTGGTGGCAAGGATATAATGCATTTGTAGGAAATGCAATTAGTAATTTGAACAACATACCAAATGTAGATCCGAGTCTTATTGACCCGGGCAATTTACAAGGTAGGAGACAACAATTTACTGATATGTGTGTATATTATGCATTTGCAGAATACTTGTTACCATTAATTGCAGACTTTGGAAATCCAGAAAGCGAAGAAACATCAAAGATCACATACTACAACGCAAAATACAATGACTTGTTCAACGAGTTACTTGCTATTGCAGACTGGTATGACTTTGATAATTCAGGCGCAGTGGAAGTAGATGAGAAAGCAGTTAGTTATGCCCCAACAAGACGCTCACGTTCAAGACGTAGCATTACGCAGGTTAGATAATGAGTAAAAGGACTGATTTAATCACCCAAATTACTACTAACATAGCCGCGCATAGCAACGTTAGTATAAGCAGTGACTTGCCCTATGATAGTGCAGGTGACCCTTTATACGACAAGAACATGAATGTTATATATGTTGGAGAACAAGATATAGATGTAGAAGAATTATATGGAACACTGGATCAAGGTTCAGTGTTTCAGACTACTACCTCTATACCTGTTTATTTGTCAACAGACGCTAAAGTTCAATTTGACGATATAGAAACCATTGTTGCGAATTTGCTTATTGCTCGTAACACAATTACTGGAACTGTTAGCAGTGACAGTAGTTACGAAACAGAAATAAGTGATGATGTAATAACATACTCTTTTGAGTATAATTTTATAACTGTATAAGGAGAAAATTATGGCAGTAATTAATGTAACAAGTGGTAATCAAGCAATCCTCACATTAGGTAATACAGCACCGAATGCCGTGACTGGTATCATAACAAACGGAGTTGCAATTCCCTTTGTTCAAGATATCACAGTTAATGCTACACCAGGAACAGTAAGATATTCAACTTTGGATAGCACTAGTTCTTCAGCATTTACAACTGTAAACGAGAACAGCATATCACTAAACGTATTAGTCGACGAACTAATCATGTTTGGTAATGCGGCGGCTACAACTAATAGTGTCGCACTAAACGGTTTACTACCAACTAGTATCGACAAGACTGAAGTATACTTTAGTGTTGCAGTAACTGGAACAGGAACAACCGGCGATATTAACCTACATGGTCAAGGCTTCCTAGGCGGATTAGCCCCAAGTGCATCTATTGATGGCGCGGTATGGCTCTCACCTATGGAAATCATAGTTAATGGTGAGTTAAGTAAAGGTGTAGAAACCTAATTGCTAGATAACACTAGTTAAAAACAAATTGATGGCTCCCTTTAGGGGGAGCCCTCTTTTTTAAGGAGAACAAGATGGAACACAGATTTTTACAATTATTTGTCAACGGAGAGTGGACAGGTAATAAAGATAGAACTATTAGAATTAATGGCGAAGTTCATGATATGGACGAATACGCCAAAGCACATGGTATTAAATTACCGGATGCAAAGAAGCATAAAAAAGCAAAGATAGAGGTAAATAGTAATGCAGATATGGGAAAACAAGACCCCGGAACAGATACTCCAGAGCATGGAGACAGAGATAGCGAAGGCCAAGAATGAACTTCGTTGTGCTGAAGGCGATGTAGCCAAAGCAAACAATAGGATAGCATTTTGTTTAAGTGCAATCCATAATTTAAAAGATAGATATAAAGGAGAATAGATATGAAGTTAAGCGAATTAGCAAAAAAACCACAATTAATCAAATTAACAATAGAAAAAAAAGATATCGTCGAAAAATACGGTGATGCTCTAGAATTCTATATGTATGATAGACAACCCATAGATATATTCAGCAAAATGGCAGATATCACTAGTGATAATGCTGGCGAATATATTAACATCTTACAAAATGTTATACTTAGAGAAGATGGGTCGCCTGTTATTACTGAGGAAGAAATATTACCAATCGACGTGCTTACAGAAGCAATGGTGTTAATTGGTGATAGGCTGGGAAAGTAACATCTCATCGAATTGATGAGAAAGAGCCTGCTACTAACTTTTTATTAATGTTAGACACAATGGCTCAGAGATATGGCAAGTTGCCAACAGAAATGTTACGTCAAGGTGATTCATTTGATATAATGGTTTTTGATGTTGCAGTAACATACGAAAATTACATACGCAACAAGGAAAATAAACAAGTAGATCAAAAGATGTATAGTCAAGAAGATCTACAAGCAAAAATGGATAGTGTGAGAAACAAATGAAATTTTCAATAACAAGTAATACTAAACAAGTAGAAAATATGCTAGATGATCTAGAAGATCTTAGTAGAGATGTTATGAAACCAGCATTTAAATTTTACAGAAATGAAACACCAGTGCGTAGTGGTAATGCTCGTAACAAAACAAAGTTACGCAGAAACACTATAAAAAGTGGTTACCCTTACGCAGGTAGATTAGACGAAGGTTGGAGTAAACAAGCACCAGATGGAATGACTAAACCAACAATAGAAGAAATTGAGAAGTTAGTAGATAAAGAAGTGCGTAAAATAGGTAGATAACATGGCTAAAAGTATTGAAGTAACCTTAAAATTAAATGATAGAGATTTTATACAAGGTTTAAAAAGATCTAATAAAGAATTAGATAAGTTACAACGTAATATGAAACAAACCGGCACTAGCGCCAAAGGTGCTTCCGGTTCAGGTGGTATGGGTGGACTTACAACAGCAGTAGCGGCAGTTGGTGCGGCCACAGTTGCAACTTCTGGTTCCCTAGGGAAACAAATACAAATATCCAAGGCATTTGGCGGGCAAATTAATGACAATGTGCAAAGACTGGTTAGATACCATCAAAGTGTTAAAGGCACAGACAAAACCAGTAGAGAATTATTCCAGACTACAACACGATTAAAAACATCAAATAAAGAATTACAGGCTGGACTGCAAGGTTTAAGAGAAGGAACTGATAAAACCGGAGGAGGCTTTGCAAGATCAGGCGGAAAATTATTAAAATTTGCTGGTATTGCCGCAGTAGTAGCCGGTGCAGTAGCAGGTGTAACATTAGGTTTAAAACAATTAGCCAGCAGTATAACAACAGCCGCAAGATTCCAAGATATTGAAACAACATTAACAAACATAACAGGTAGTGCAGAAGCCGGTGCTTATGCTTTAAGCCTAGTGAAAGAAGAAGCCACTAAATTACCTATTGCTTTTGATGAATTAGCCGGATCGGCGCCTATCTTGTCAACCATATCAGATGACCTAGGCGGTTTAAGAAACAATATTAATTTAGCCGCAGATATTAGTGCCCAATTTGGTATAGGTTTTACAGAAGCGGCAAGTTCATTGCAAAGAGCCTTTAGTGCTGGTGCTGGAGCGGCAGACATATTCAGAGAAAGAGGTGTTTTAGCCGCCGCAGGTTTTGAGGCAGGTGTTAGTTACAGTATTGAAGAAACACAAAAGAAATTACAAGAATTTGGTGTATCTATACAAGGTGCGGCACAAACATTAAGTGAAACATTTACAGGTGCAGTAAGTCAGGCAGGCGACAGAATAACATTATTCCAAGCCGCAATGGGTGAAGAAACATTGCCCTTTTTTACAGCAACATTAAAAGAATTAGTTGCAACATTTGATGATAGTGGAGATGCCGCGTATGCAACAGCAAGAACTATAGGTGAAAATGTTGTTAAAGGATTCCAAAATGCTGTAATTGGCGGTGCTTATTTAATAGATATATTAGTAGCCGCAAAAAATGGCTTTCTGGAAATTGTCACACTGGGTGGATTATTAGATGGTGCGTATGCGGCTATAGGTAATGCTCTTAAAGATATGGGTATAAGTATAGGTGAAGGCCTGGACGGCATCATAGATTTTGACAGAGCAGAGGCGGCTAAGAAATTCTTTGATAATGTAACTATGAGTGCAGAACAAATAAAACGTGCTAAAAAGACAGGTGACGCCATTACAGATGCTTTTAAAATACCTAAAGCAGTATCAAAAGATCTAGAAGATTCAACAGAGGATACTAGAACAGCATTACAGAAATTTAGAGATGATTTAGATTTAAGTAGCCTTACAACATCTGAATATGGTGTATTTCTAGAAAGATTAAATGAACTATATAAAACCGGCGAAATAGGCATAGCCGATTATAGATCAATGTTAAAAGATCTAGATGAGCAATTTGGACAAAATGAGGGATTAAATTCTTTCATAGACACATTAGGTTCAGCACAAAAAACATTAAGTGATGATTTAGCAACAGCATTCGCATCGGGAGAAAGTGCCGCAGAATCATTTAAGAACTTCTTCAAAAGCATTATAACACAAATTTTAGCAGACATTATACGTTTGCAAGTTATACAGCCAATATTGGGAGCCTTGTTATCACCATTTGGGTTTGGGTTCGGAACAGGAGGTAGTATTATACCAGGTAGAGCAAAAGGAGGATCTGTAATGGGTCAAAGACCTTATGTTGTAGGTGAACAAGGCCCAGAACTATTTGTTCCAGCAGGTGCAGGAAGTATTGTGCCTAATAACAAAATGGGCGGTAGCACACAGGTAACATATAATATAAATGCAGTAGACACGCAATCATTCCAACAAGCATTAGCAAGAGACCCAGAGTTCTTGTTTAATGTAACACAACGTGGCAGAAGAAGTCTACCAAGCGGAGCATAAAAATGGGAATACAAACAATTATAGACAACGCAACATACTTAACTATCAACAAAAGAAAAGTTGCGGCAAGTAGTGTATCGAGAAGTGGACACTTGAAAACAGCAGACAGAGGTGTTGCATTTTATCAGTTCACAGTAGGCATGCATGGCGGCTTAACATATTCAACAAGCAGAGCCATATTAGAAGATTTAGATACTGCTGATATAATTAATGAAGCCAACGTAAGTCTGAACAATAACAGCAATATGCAATACTTAACTAATTATCAAGGCGATATTGCACAAGCACAATTAGACAATATAACTGTGGTATCTCCACCAACAGCAGTAACTGGCGGTGCAAATATAACACTTAATTGCAGTAGTGCAACAGGAAGTGGTTTACTGTTTAAGAAAGGTGATTTTATTCAACCAAAAGGTAACACATCAACATATAGATATCCATATCAAGTAACTAGTGATGTAACATTTTCGCCAAGTGCAACATTAAATGTGCCAGTTCACAGAGGGGTGTTGTCGCAGGACGGTGTTGACCTTAATACGCATGGTATAAGAGTAGGAAATGATGTTAGATTTCATATAAAGAGTCTTAACATGCCTACATATACAGTAGTCCCACATGATAGAATAGAATTCACTAGTGATTTTGAATTCATGGAGGTTATCACAACCTAATGGCTACTACTATAACACCAGTTCAAGGCGATCATATTGTAAGCATTATATTAATTGACTTAACAATAGAAAGCACAACATATTATATAAGCAATGCTTATAAACCTGTCACATACGATGGGAATACTTATACTCAACTAGGTTCTTTCCTAGGCGTAGACACGCTCACAGAGGATATAAGAACTACTAACGGCGACATTACTATATCATTAAGTGGTATTCCTAGTGAAGCAGATTATATTAATTTAATACTTACTACTAAGTTAAAAGGTGGGCAAGTGATTATAAGACGTGGCTTTATGAGTAAAGATGATTTAGAACTAGATACTTCAGAAGTATATACTCGTTTCAAAGGTATCATTACTAACTTCAACATCACAGAAGATGTAAACATAATGGAAAAGAAAAATACTAACTCTGCTACTATTGTGGTTGCTAATACTAATTCAATACTCGAACAGAGAGTAAGTGGACAAAGAACAAATCCAGAAGATAGAAAAAGACTGTTTCCAAACGATCAAACATTTGATAGAATACCAGAACTAGTTAACCTACACTTTGACTTTGGTAAACCATTCCGAGGTGGTGGTAACTATGGTGGAGGTGGAGGCCGAGGTGGCGGAG